CCTAGTATTTCGATAAGCTCAAAACCTTCTTTGTCATCGCCAACGCTACCATATACTCCGACAGTACCGTTTAGACTGGCTATATTTACTGCAAGATTTGCAGCACCCCCAGGACGTTTTTCTTGAGATTTTTCTAATAAAATAGGTACTGGTGCTTCTGGACTAATGCGCTCTGCATTGCCCAATATCCACCGATCTAACATTAAGTCGCCATAAACTTTAATCATTCTATATTATACTACAGATCAACAACTTAGTCAAGAAGATTTATAGTTTGGAATACAGTTTCTAGTTTTGATAAATTTATTTTACTTTGTAGAGTATTTCGCAAACCGTGGTGCAATGGTTTGGGCCATTTTGTAAATGAACACCAAGCATAACCGTCGTGTTCTCTATTAAGTTTAGGTATAAATTCTTCTTCTATAATACAAAGATATGTATGGAACATAAACTTTGTATCGTTTGATACAAAACTTTCAAGAGGGAGTGTTTTTTTGATTTCAGGTAAAAACCCAATTTCTTCTTTTATTTCTCGCTGAAGTCCTTCCCAAGGAGTTTCTCCTTCTTCGTTACCTCCACCAACAAGTCCCCACATATTGTGTTTCTTGCCACCAATGCGATGAAGAAATAAAAATCTATTAGTTTTTAGAGTGTAGAATAATGCACCACTACAAATGATCTTGTCCATACTAATAATTAGCCGGCAAGTTCAACCCTCCATGTGCCAACTGGATAATCACCATCTATGGCTTTTAACCATTCTCCGTTGTCAAACCTATATTGTGTTTGTGTATTAAGATTTGTTGTATATGTAGTTTCAGTGGCTTCGCTTGCATCAAATACAATAACCCATTTGTTGCCATCCCATTCAACTATATCATTTGCTTTTGCAACAAGGCCTGTACCGTCATTGTTAGACCATGCTGCGGAAACGACAGTTTCGCCTTCCTTGCCAACATCTTCTAGGAGCAACAAGCGTAATCCGCTGTTTAGTATACTCAAAGGATTAAATGTTGTAGGATCAATTATATAGTCAATGCTTGTACGTCCATCAATAATAGTATCACTCGGGAAAGTGTCTTCATCAAAATCAATTAATATTTTCGAGTCATCGCTAGGGAAAACCGCAAAGGTTCCTGTTACTGTAACATCGGTATCAAGATTAGTTAAGAATATACGACTTACTCCAGCACCGTACATTCCTGGCAATGCTTCAAATATATCATCCCACGGTTTTCCACCTATTCTACCATTTGCATACAGTTGTGCAATACCGTTTTCTAAATACAAACCGTAAGTCCTGTAGTTGACATTAGCCATTTCTTGTGCAAGTATTGTGGTTGCTTTTCTACCAAACGGAGAATCTGTAGCACTTGCTCTTGCAACATCATCAAATTGATTAAGTTCTGGTACACTTACCCCATCTTCAATAGTTCCTCTAGTTTCATCAAACATACTAGTAATAATATTTGTAACAACGCCCATTTTCTTGACCTTAACTGGCGGACTAATATAAATGGGTACGCTAAAAGTTAATGTAGCAATATCAATTTCACTGTCAACACCTACAGGTATACTGCGATTAGACCAGTTAACATTTTCAAGATTTACTACAGTAATTGCTGTCCAATCTACAAAGTTTTCGCTTTTTTGCATTTCCAAACTTGGATTAAACAGTACAAGAATTTGTTCAAGTATTTGTAATTTTTGATCTGTGTTACTTGCCCATATATCTGCATTAAGACGCATCAAGTACGGCGTCGGCATTAAACGTTCAACAGTATAATTTTTACCTTGGTAATTTAAATATTCACCTGTATCTGCATCGTATGCACGTTCTCTAATATTTGACTTTTTAATAAACGTCGGATCTAACAGTCTTTGCTTATCTAATTCTAGTCCAGTAATGTAAACCGAAATACGAGGAGCACTTGGAAGTTTATTTTCCGAATTTTCTCTTATAATACTTGCAACCTGTCTTGTTAGGTCACCATAGGTTACAGGAACATCTTTTAAGTTACCCTTGCCGTCTTTTACAGGAAAGTTACTTAATATACGCATCATTTGCGTAGTATATCTTCTTATTTGTCCGTCGTAAAAATGTAACATTAATTATCTGCCCTTGGTTTAAGTGCGTTAGTAAGACTTTGTCTTTCTTCAACAACTTCTCCATTAATGGTATTAGTGTTAGTGTTATTGATAAACTGTGTTTTATAAGTTTGACGTTCTAGAGTATTACTTAGATCCATACGTATATCATCATTAATTTTAATCCAACGATCTCCGTCATATTTAAACATTCTATTAGGAAAGAAATCTGTTCTCAAAAAATAATCTCCGTCTTGTTTATTTCTTGGAAATTCTATTCCAAAACCAAAAGGTGCGCCGTTTGGTGTAGTAGCGGACACATTTACAAGGTATCCGGAATACCCTTCTCTATCTGGACGATCTGAAATTTCGTCTGCACTAACGGTAAGTCCGCTTGCATCTAAATCAGTTGAGTCAGCAGTGCGTAGAGCAACAGTTCCGTCATCGTTTGTTGCAACAGTATAATAATGATTAATATCAAATCCTGATTTTGGTGCATCAACTTCTGCTTGCGTTACAACAGCATTGTTAATTTGCATTTCTTTTTCATAGGTAGACAACACATCACGCAATGTTTGATCACTGCCTTCTTGCGCAGGTAAGTCTAATATTTCTGCGTATTCTTGACCGTCGTAAATTTGTTTTAATTTTAATCTGTATAAATGCGGATACCAAGTATGACTAAATCCTTCTGCTGCACGATTAACATCTTCAACTACATAAAAACGTTTTAGTGCCATGCTATAATCGTTTAGCGCATATTCGTCTTTCAAGTGCGGTAATTCTAACACATCGCCTGGCATAATCTTTCTGCCAAGTGTCTTAACTGAACTATTAATATGTACTGTCATAAACAGTGTATCATTACTTAAAAACAATCCAAACTGGCTTAGATCAAAATCAATATCTTGTATATTGTATATTGCTCGCATTGAGTAGATGTCTGTGTCATACTTACGATCTCTATTTTCTAAAAACAGTAAATCTTGTATGTTTGTTTCTTTGACAACATCGTACTCTGGTTGTGTAGCACTGCGGTCGTCATCACTTGGAGCATTAGGCCCCAAATATTTGTAAACGTTTATGTCAGTTCCGCCAACAGTAAACATTTCCTGTATTTGTCTATCCAGGAAGTAGTAATCATTGCCGCGTTCTGGTTTATATAATGATAGTCTTGGCATATACATATTTATCGCGACGATAAATACTATTGGAGAACTTCATATGGCAGATTTAGCAACACAAAAACAAGAAGTATTTGACTATGTCAATGCATTTTTAGGCGGTGGAATGGTGGATGTTGAACTCGACCCAATTCATTATGATACAGCATTAACAAAAGCTCTAACACGTTTTAGACAGCGTTCTGAAAATAGTGTTGAAGAATCGTACCTCTTTTTAGAAACAGTAGAAGATCAAAACGAATATACACTACCAAACGAAGTAATAGAAGTTCGTAAAATCTTCAGAAGAAGTATAGGATCAAGAAGCGGTGGCGGCGATGGCGGCACAATTTTTGAACCATTTAACTTAGCCTATACAAACACATATCTGTTAGCAAGTTCACATGTTGGCGGATTAGCAACATATGATTTATTCTCACAGTACCAAGAACTTGTAGGACGTATGTTTGGATCATTTATTGAATTTAAATGGAATCCTGTAACACATAAAATTACGTTACTACAACGCCCAAGAGCTGAAGAAACACTAATGCTTATGGCATATAACTATCGTCCAGATAGCCAGTTGTTAGATGATTATCTAGCCAAACAATGGATCAAAGATTACACACTAGCAAGTTGCAAGTATATGTTAGGTGAAGCACGTTCAAAATTTGCTACCATTGCTGGCCCACAAGGTGGTTCAACACTTAACGGTGATGCACTAAAAGCAGAAGCACAACAAGAGATGGAAAAACTTGACAAAGAAGTGCAAGAAGCAGTAGGCGGCGGCACTGGATATTCTTTTCTAATTGGTTGACAATTTTTAAATACCTGCTATAATGTATAGACACTTGAAAGGATTTGTCTTATGATTATTGGTATTTGTGGCCTTATCGGTAGCGGCAAAGGAACTGTTGCTGATGTGTTAGTCGATTATGGTTATGAAAAAATTAGTTTTGCAGATAAACTCAAAGATGGTGTTGCATCTGTTTTTGGCTGGGACCGTGCATTGCTAGAAGGCGACACAAGTGAAAGTAGAGACTGGCGAGAACAAGAAGATACTTTTTGGAGTGCAGAAACAGGCAGGACTATAACTCCAAGATTGGTATTGCAAGAATTTGGTACTGATTGTATGCGTAACGGCTTTTACGATGGCATTTGGCTATGCCTTGTAAAAAAGAAAGTAATCGATAATCCTACAAAAAACTATGTTGTCCCTGATGTTCGTTTTAGAAACGAGCAGAAAATGATTCGTGATCTAGGTGGCAAAGTTTGGCAAATACAACGAGGAGAACTTCCTGAGTGGTTTGGATATGCTATACTTGATAATAATACAGGCAGCAACTTAATGGCAAACTACGATGTACATTCTAGCGAATGGAAGTGGATTGATTCTAATGACAAATTTGATAAAATCTTTTATAACAACACTACAATAATTGGACTTAGAAATCAGGTCGCAGATCACCTTGCTTCCACCGAACTCCTTCTTTCTGAATAATTCTCTGACAATTAGCACAGATAGTTTTTAAGTTTGTCGGACGACAGTTATTTAAATCTCCGTCAATATGAAAAACATTAAACTGTTCTGTGTGTTTTGATTTAAATCCACATTTTTCACATTGTTCTTTTTTCTCGTAACCACGCTGCTTCCATTTTGGTATGCCGTGGTTAACACCGTTGCGTAAACACTTTTCGCAGAGTTTTCTGTAATAAGTTTTATTACCTTTTTTATAATTTATAGCAGCAGGGCGTTGCCCACATTTACATAACGGCCTCATACTGTATTTACCTCACCTTTTCGGTCCCTTTTTCGATAGTATTAGACGGGTATTTTATTCTTCATCTGCTAAATACAGTAGCAGAAACACTATTCCAACAGGAGAAACAAAATGGCATTAGTATCACCAGGTGTAGAGGTCCAAGTAATTGACGAATCCTTTTACACCCCAGCAGCAGCAGGTACAGTACCTGTAATTTTTGTTGCTACTGCCAGCAATAAGACAAGCAGCGCAGGAACAGGTATTGCACCTGGGACAACGAAGGCTAATGCTGGTAGAGCATATTTAATCACTAGCCAAAGAGAGCTAGGTGAAACATTTGGAGATCCTATATTCAGATCTGATAACAATGGAAACATGATCCATGCAGGAGAGCAGAATGAATATGGACTACAAGCGGCATACAGTTTATTAGGAATTACAAATTCAGTATATGTTGTTAGAGCAGATTTGGACCTAGGAGAGCTTGACGCAAGTGCAGACGCTCCAACAGGCGAGCCAGCAAACGATGCATATTGGTTTGACACACAAATTTCTAACTTTGGTATTTTAGAATGGAACGCAGCCGCAATTACAACAACAGGCGGCCAAACATTTACAGCACAAACACGTTACGTTGTAACTGAAACATCAGACATTGATTCAATTACAGATGCACCTAAAACATCAATTGGTCAAGTTGGTGAATATGCTGTAGACGCAACTACTTCTACAAACCAATTATGGTATAAGACAGCAGGAACAAACACACTTGCAGGTTCATCTGGAACTTGGGTAAAAGTTGGTTCAGCAGCATGGGAAGCAAGCCATTACACAGTAAGAGGTTCAGTACAAAACCCAACTTATACACTAGGTGATTCGATTATTATTAACGAAACACAAGTTGTAACAACTGGTAATGATCTAGCACAGTTAGTAATTGATATTAACAATGCTGGTATTACTGGCGTTGCAGCAGCAGCAGTTGATAATGCACTAGAACTATATGGTACAAGTGCAGCAATCAGTAACGAAGGTGGCGGCGGTACAACAGCCGACGGCAAAATTAAAATTCAGGGCGGCATTGGCGCACTAACAGGATCAGCAGGTTCTGCATCTGATTCTGGCGCATTAGGTATTATTGAGAAAACATATAGTGTTCCTAGACTAGCCATTCAGCCTCATACAAATGTACCTGGATTCAAAACAAATGACACATTACCTGCACCAACAGGCAGCGTTTGGATTAAAACAACTACTCCAAATGGTGGCGCAGACTTCAGTGTTAAGCAGTACAATTCAGACACACAACTTTGGGATACAGTAAGTTCTCCAATGTACACTTCAGCAGAAGGTGCAATTTACGATCTAGATAAAACTGGTGGAACAAACTTAGTTGTTGGTGATTTGTATGTAAAAGCAAATTCAGAAGAAGATGATCCAGCACTTGCAAACTTCACTATTTACAGACGTAATGGTACAGGAGCAGCAAATGCTAGAACAGGAAAAGTTACTACAAATCTTGTAGCAGGCACATATACATTTGATATGGCTGAAACAACTGCTAACAGTAATGCACTAAGCACACCAAAAACTATTAGTGTTACTACTGTAGGTGCAAGCGGTGACGCAGACACAATGGCAGGAGAGATTAATGCAGCAAAATTTACTAATATTGTTGCATATGTAGACAGCACAAACAGAGTTGTTATTGAGCATAAACTAGGCGGCGAAATCCGTATTGAAGATACATCCGGACTAATTGCACTAGCATTTAGTGACGGTGCTTGGAATTATGATACCGGTGAAGGTACTGCTAACTTCTATAATACACCAACAGGCGATAACACATATGATTATATGATCAGCCTATGGAAAGAGCTAACATATACAGCAAGCGGAGACGCTCCGTCAAGCCTAACAGAAGATGGCAAACTTTGGTACAACTCAGTTGTAGACGAAGTAGATCTAATGATCCACGATGGTAGTGGATGGGTTGGATACCAAAACTTCAATGCAGACTATGCAGACACTGATCCAAATGGACCAATTGTAAGTGCATCAGAGCCAGAAGAACAATCAGATGGCACAGCACTAGTAGATGGCGATGTTTGGATTGACACATCAGATGTTGAAAACTATCCAGGAATTAACATCTACGATGCGACATTAGAAGCATGGGTACAAAGAGACAAAACTGATCAAACAACTGATCAAGGTGTTCTTTTTGCAGATGCACGTTGGTCAGACGCAGGTAGCAACAGCGCCGAAGCAAGCATTGTTGATCTACTAACAAGTGATTACTTAGATCCAGATGCTCCAGATCCAGCACTATATCCAAAAGGTATGTTGCTATGGAACATGCGCAGAAGCGGATTCAATGTAAAACAATTCAAGCGTAACTATATTGACACAGCAGGTGACAACGAGCGTTATCAAGTTATTGGCGCAACTGGTTCACTAGAAGA